CCCCCCAAGGCCAAATCCGGTTGCTGCGCCCAATGCCGTATTCGCAGCGCGGCCCTGGATGGTCTGCGGCCCCTCACCTTCTGTTGGCGTGCCAGCCCCGAATATCGCCCCCAGCGTACCGCCCGTCTTGGCTCCCTGTGCCATGAGGCCGCGAAGGGTTGGGGTGATCGCAGAAGCGGCAGATTTAACCGGAGAGCCGGAAGCCATAATCCCGAGCCCTTCGGCAATGTCACTCCAAACGGGATTATTCTTCTCATATTCAGCCTGCTTAGCATTCAGGGACTTCATGTAGTCCTGATAGCCTTGGCTTATTGATTTGCCATTTTTGCCCTGGATTTTATCTGCGGCGGCATCCAATAAGGAAAGGCTGCCCGCCATAAAATCCTTGGCAAAGGGAACGTGTGCCGTAACTTCATCATTGAAGCCGAAAGGGGCGCCCTCAATGACATTGCTCCCCGGCCTGACTGATGTACCAATGGTGGGCGCGGGCGCCTTGCTGCTCCCCACAGCCCCCAATAGCTCATCATCGGACACATTGGCTTGGGGCTTGGACTGCGGCCCAGACAGAGAGTTCAGAAGATCGTCGTCCGATACGTTTGCCACGCTTATGACCTGTTTACGGTTTGCCGGTGCAAATGAGATGTGAACATGATCACCGCCATCTTCAATTTGATCGAATGGGATGCCGCTTTGTGCCAATTTGGCTGCGGCGGTCTTGGTATCCATGCCCTTGGGTACGAAATCGAAGGCTTGCCCGCTGAGATGCGCCGAATTTGGAACGCCGCCGACTTGGGCATTCTTCTGCTGTGATCTGAGCCCCGATGTGATCTGGACGGGCGCCCCGAGGATATTGCCCAGATAACCAGCCGGATCGGATTGCCAGTCGTCAGCCACCGATCAAGCCCTGTTCGCGTGCATAAACCGCATCATCATGCAGCCGGTTCTTTTCCGACTGGGACATGCCGGAAATCAGCTTCTTTTGTTCCTCGCGGTTTAGATATTGGAACTGGAATACGCGTGGATCGAAATGCTGATTGAACTCGGTCTGGAATGCGCCGTAGGACTGCGGGCCATTCTGAGCCTGATATTTCTGCCAGGCCGCATTCTTGGCCTGAATGGCGTCCTCATTGCCCTGTAAGAGCGAGATAATGCCCTTGTTGCCGAGTTTGGAGAGGGATTCGTTCGGGCTGGTATGGGTGACGGATTCAAGCTGGGCATTGGCACCAGTCCCACCTAAGGCATTGAACTGCACCTGTGCCACCTGAAGTGCCTGCTTGGTGAATTCTTCCTGTGCTGCAACACTATCAGCACCAACACCCTTGAGGCCGAAGGATTGCAGAACGCGATTCCCGGCAGCGAGCGCCTGATTTGACCACTTCGCGCCCGGCCCCGGTGTGAACTGAGACAGGAGTGAATCCAGATTGGCGAGGGATGCCTTATTGGTCGGCACCGCATCGGCACGCTTCTGCAAGGCACTGGCCTGCTCAATGGAGGCTTGGCCCTGGCCCTGGAGTGCCGCGGATTCGGATGGGGACAAACCGGCAGGAACGCCCGCAATATTGCCTCCGGGGGCAACCGGGCTTTGCGGTGATGGGACGCCTCCAGCGCGGCGCGCGTATTCGTCCGCGTATGGATTGCCGCCTTGGACATTGCCGAAATAATGCGGCTTGCCATGTTGATCCACATATTGCTGTGTGGGGCTGGGCGCGGCCTGGATGGTTGGGCCTGCGGCGGATGGTGTTCCGAATGGGGGAAACCGCATGGGCGTCTGCGATCCACCCGGGTTCTGGTTGACCACGGGAGGCGGATAGAATGCGTCCAGCGCATCCTTTTGCTGCATGACCTGGGCCTCGAATTGTCGGATCGCTGCCGGGATCTTGCTTTCATCAATCTGGCCGGAACTGTCCCGGGGCAATGTGGAATAGACTTCTGCGGCCTTCTGAGGCGTCAAAAGCCCGAGGGACTGAGCATGGGCCAGTTTCTCCACTACATCAGAGGATGTTGGATTTGCTCCGGGTGCTGTGAGAGGAGCGAGATAAGCCGCAGTGGCATTCAAATGCTGGCGCACGTTATCCAGCTTTGCCGTGTCGATGCTGATGTTGCGCTGCTGGGCTTCCTGGGACTGGCGATAGGCTTCCGGCAGGCCGAGCGTGACGTTTGCCCCGTTTGGTCCTGCGAGTGCCGCAGGAATTTTTGAGGGGTCCATCTGACCTGTGTTGGGATCAAACACATCCTTATAAAGCTGGCTCAGGCCAAGCTTGGAGTTATATTCCTGCTGGAACAATTTATTCTGGTTCAGGACATTTTGCAGGCGCGCAAAGCCCGAGAGAGTATCGAGCGGATTCTGCGCTTTGGGATAGGCGGAAGTATCAACATCAGCCATCAGGGGATACTCGCCAAGTTATAGTCGAAGCCGGTACTGGCCGACCCGCCACCGCCCGCCCCACTATTCAGGAAGGCATAGAGCGGAAGCGAATTGGCTATGGAATTGGTGGCGCCAAGCGTACCCGCAGCGGCCGCATTGCCAGCCGCTATCGTGGAATTGGCCACGTTCGCGCCGGTATTTGCTCCCACCCCGGCAATCGCTGCGCCTGCGCCGTATCCCGTGTTGGCCGAGTTCTGGAGCGCATTGGCGTAATTCTGCCAATTGGAGTCAGCGAGCCCCGTTGCATAATTGGCCGCGCCCTTGAGTGCCGCACCGGATACACCAAGGCCCCGAGCCGTAACGCCATTCTGAACGGATTTTAGCCCCTGCCCCAACGTGAACTGATAGCCGGGAAGGTTCTCTAAGTTACTCTGCATGGTGGCGCTATTGCCGCCCACACCAAGTAGTCCGTTCAACGTGTCATAGGCCCCCAGCCCCTTCTGGACGTAAGGGTTCAAAAGCTGCTGATTCTGGTTATAAATCCCAAGCTGGGCGTTGGTCGCGTTGTTTGCCGCGCCGGCCTGTTGGCTTGATCCTATGAGTGAACCCGCCGTTCCAACAGCGGCAGCGCCTAGAATGGCTGTGGGGACAGAGATACTTGGCATTTCTGATTCATTCCTTTGCGGATTTTACCGGCCTGGCGGAGATGCCTTAATTCTCTCCAGCAGGTCTTTTTGAACGCTTCAATCTCGGGTCTATTTTCGTGGTAGTAGCGAATATGCTCCGCCACATTGACTTGCAGATTCCGGTCTTTGAGCTTCAGCCACCAATCGCGGTCGAACTGGAATGGTAGGCAGTGCTCAAAGATGGCCCTGCATCCTTGCTCTGTTCCCAAATCGGCATAATCCAGAACAAGAGCCCCGGGCATTTCCTGGCAAATCTCGTCCAGCATCCGATTGCCGTAGGCCATGACCTTGGAAAGCCGTTCTTTGTCGTAAGTGGCATATCCCTTGAGGTCTATTGCCAACATGCTCTGAACAACTTCGCTTGTGGGCCTTCGGATTACTGCAACAGTCACATCGGGGTTATAGTGATGAAACAGCCGCCAACCCTGCGCCATGGCGGTTTCAACGGTCCCGATCCTTGGCCATGCGAGGATTGTCTGAATATCCTCAATTTGCCGCATGTAAATTGCCTGCTCATGCCAGCAGGACCAGCCGCCATAACTTAGGAAATTGGAAAGCCAGAAGGTACGTGAACGGGGCAAAGCGTAGACAATGAAATTCTGCCTCAAGTCTTGATCCCGAAGATGATCGAGGCATAGGGCGGGACAAAATTCACCGGATCGCCGTTACCTGTGTTGTTTATGGTAATTCCAGTCGTATTAGTCCCGGTCGTGCCCCCGGTCGTTACTGCTCCGGTTGCGCTTCCCGTTGTATTAGTCGAGCTAGCCGCAAAATCGGTATGATTGTGGCCTGGATCTGTGATGGTGTGGGTGTGGGACGGGAGTTGGCTGACGGACAGACTGAAATTCGTGGCGCCTCCGAGAGTGGAGAAGGCGAAGTTTCCGGCCCCGACCAGAAACCTGTTCCGAAGATCGGGGAGATTAAATGTGCTTGATCCATCTCCTGCGCCCCATGTGGTTCCAATGACGGTGAACAATGCCGCATATATCGTGCGATCTACTGCGGCGCCGTTACAGACTAGCCATCCCGTGGGAAGCGTTGCCGCGGCGAACGCCATGAGCATTCCGGTGGGGCTGACCGATGAGCCCTGCGCCGCTCCCGTCCTTCTCCACAAGGCAATGAGCAACTGATACCAGGGCTGCGTGATTTGTAAGTTCTCAGGCGAAGCTATCGGAGCCGTGATCTGCGGGAAGCCCTGTAGCGAGCCGGAACTGCTCAAGAAGCGCACCGTATGGCGTCAAGATAGACGCCCTGGAGCGAGGTCTTGACGGGTGCGGACCATGACAGCTCATAAACCCGATCGCGCGCCAGCCCGAGCCTGTTCCACTGCAGGGACGTATTATAATGCCCAGTATTACCCAAGCTCTGCACTATTGCATCGCCGTAGGACCGCCCCGCCGTATCCGAAAATCGCAACGATACGGCACAGGTATCAGCCGTGGTATTCACCATCTCATCGCCTACTTCCATCGCGGCAATAAGATTGCGGTGGATCATGCGGTCATTCTCGGCCACGACATGGGGGAAGGATCGGATGCGGGCTATCGGCTGGCCGTTATCGAGATATGTGTCCAGATCCAGGCTGTAGAGATTGCCGTTCTGGTAATCGCCCACGATGATCTGATTGTTGAACACGCACGCGCAGTTGGCCCTCCACCGATGGAGATTGCCGTTCGTGTCCATCCATGCCCGTTTGTGCCAATGGCCTTCCTTCAGGTCATAGACCCACGTCACATCCTGAGAGGGGAAAACCAGCACATAGAACACATGCCCCTGCTGCTGATAAATAAATCCGAGGGCATCATTCTTGACCGGGTAGGACATGATTTCGTTGTCGATGGCCTCGGTCGAAATCTTCCTGACCCGGTATTGCGCGCCCTCGAATACAACCGAGTTTCCGCTGGTATCCTGGCCCAGCCAGTAAAGCGCCAGATCATACTTGGCGATGGAGCCGACCGAGGAACAGCCATGTTCCACGAATGCCCCCGGCATCGCCTGGAAAGCAAAATCAGCCGCGCCGGCATCAAACCAGACTTCCGAGGTTGCCGCCCCGATCAGCCATAGTTCGCGGTGCATGACTGCGACCCCGACCATGAGGTCATTGCCGCCCGTCTTGGCCGCGAAGTCCAGGGGATCGAAAGCCGTCCCATTGGTGAACATCGTATAGGTGGCTTCGGCAAGGCTGAAAAAGAATTCGTTGGAAGCGACGATACTGAAGATCAAATAGGTATCGAGGTAATCCACCCGCGAGGCCGGATTCCAGTTTGTGAGGGAAATCTGTCCGAAGGCATTCGTTGCCAGATCAATGACGAAGCCCTTCTGTGTCCCATCCACGATCACACAGCACAGCGAATTATCTTTGATAGAGACAAAGCCGGTATAGCTATTGATGTGGCCTAAGAGATTCCAACCATAGGACTGCGTAACCAGATAAACCCTGTTGGATACGACAACGAATAGAGAGCCATTCGAAGCGGTGTAGGTGGCACGCACGGGACCAACGACAGGGCATGTGGTCAGAAGATTAAGGCCGGGGGTCGGATAATGGATATAGGGATAAGGCGAATCCGGGGGGCATTTTTCGGTATAGAGATTGACGCATTGCTGTGCGTCCGCGATCAGCGAGCGGGACTGATAGGCGCCTTCAACGAGTGCGATCTGCGTCATGACTTCAGGATTGCCTCACGCGCAGCCGCGAACATGCCGCCACCGTTGACTGTCACTTGCATGTCGAAATATTCCGCGAGCTGGAAGAATTGTTCCGCACCTTGCGCCTCCGCGGCCCAAGTTCTGGTCGTCTCGAATGTCTTGCCGCCA